CCCTAAATCTGCCGCTGTTACATTATGCGGATTCCCGGACCGGAGCTGTGAATGATCGTAGGCCTCTTTTCCCAGGTCGCCATAGTATGCATTCTCATGAGTCTCTCCCAGGGATGCCAGGCCGTTCACTCTCTCACATAGTCGCTTGATGACCTTCGATTTTCCGTTGTAGGATATCTTGAAGTTACTCATCGTCATCCTCCTCAAGATCTGTCAGCGTATATGTCACCTTCATTGTCTGAGAGGCTGTCTTCACTATCGGACTTGATAGGTTATTTATAGTCCCAAGATATGCGGCCATGAGCGTGATATCTGATCTATAATAATACGGATAAGACCATCTTCTCGCGCTGGACACTCCAAGAATCTTATATACCGGCTGCTTATCCCATACATCATATGTCTGGCCACCTGTCGCGGCGCTCTTTGTCATGAGGCCATCGTGATGGATGATTCCCCATCTGACATAGTCGGTCGTATCATCCGGCACCCTGAAGGTATATCCGAATACCACACCGTCTCCCTTGATGGAAGAACGGAGCGCATCATTGATACGGATCTGACTCTCGTTCGCTCCGGCCACTTCAATCTTCCGGACATCTGCAGTATTTGACATATTGATGATATAGATACTGGTATTATCTCTTGATACCCAGTACAGGTATCCCTGAGACATCCGGTACCATCCGCCGCCGCAGTTATGCAGATCCGCATTCGCGATGGTTATGACCTGCTCTTCGCCTATCTCCCAGGAATCGTCGCTATATTTGACCTTCCTTACCGAGATGACATTTCCGGTGCTGTAGTTGAACCTCTGGTTATTATTGTATGTGTTCCAGTGGAATCCTACTATATAGAAGTATCCATCATCTCCATCGAGCCAGAAGTCATTCCTTTTCGATAGATCTATGTCGTATAGCGTAGGCAGCTGGGTCATGTCTGCCACCTGTTCGAGCACAATGTTGTTTGAGAAGCCCATCTGATCATGTACCGACTGGATCTTGAACGGATTGAACTTCGACCTGTACACATTACCGTCTGCAATATTGAGGAAGTACAGATACTCGCCTTCCTGACGGAGCGGAGCATAGTTGTCCGGGTTAAGAGGATCATTCCTGTATCCCATCAAACTATATACATCTCCACTAAACATCCTGAGGTATGGATTCGCTCCGGCATAGTTGCTCGTAAGACATACGGCCTTGATGGTTCCGTTTGCCTGCGATGTTCCGAAATCCCATACAGCTGTATACCCATCATCCCTGTCTCCGGATTCGAGCGAATTGAAGGATCCTCTTTGCGGATTATCCGTGTTGAGCGTCCGATCAGAGTATCCGATCAGATGTGCATCCGAAGGGAATTCCACATTCTCAACATCTTCCTCAAGAGTCTCATCGAATAACATCACCCCTCCGAGAGAGTTCGTTGCGATCGGGAATACATCGTTACTCGGTGCCCTGTTTAATCTGTTCACATAGGAAAGCAGATACTTGACCGCGTTGGTAACGAGGTTGTCATCCTCATGTACTTCTTCCCTTTTTCCGGTCTTTGCATCAAAGAGCTCTATCTTCATATGTCCCTTCATAGCATTTCCTCCAAGTATATTTGAATATCAGCAAGTGTAGCATTTGCAAGAAGTAGGGCCTTGATCATGATCTCGCCCTCCAACCTCTCAGCCCACTTCTCCTGTGTTATGGTTCTGAGTTTTGACTCGAACATGCCGTACATATCCTGAGTATAATCAGGTACCACCCAGTCGCTTGTATATGTCCACCAACTATCGCCGCCATCAAACGATACGATGAATCCGACATTCGTACCGCTCATGTTGGATGTAACCTTGAGTATCTGACTCGCCGGCCTGCTCGGAGTCGTGATCGTTGATGACTCTATTCCTTCATTGAGTACGAACTGTCCGTTGATGATGCTTATCTCTTCATGATTGTATTCAAGTTCATCCGGAATATACGCCGTGTACCGGTGCAATCCATAAACCTCTCCAACCTGACCATCGAACGATGACAATACATCAAACATATCAGGCGACAGGAAGCTATCTGTACATACTGCAGCATCCGGATTGTATGTTGCGCCTGCTGCCTCCGCATCAAAGTCATTGATGACTTCGTACATGTCAAGAGCTCTGAACTTATCGGATACATTGACATTGCCGTCCCACTCGCCATCACCAACAAGTCCCTGGCCGGCCATGTATGCCCTGACGCCCTGGATCGGTATGTCTACAGATCCGCCCGCAAGCTTGAGCTTCACTGTAAAATTACCTATGACATTCGCTGAGCTTGACCATGTAAATACAAGATGCAGTAAATGTGTCCCGTCAAATTCCTGCTCTACCGGATAATAGGTATCAACCTCTTCTCCATTGAGCATATAGGTCACTTCGAGGATCCCGTCATTCTCAATGTATACCGGGATCTCATTTTCATCTACGGCCTCGATCTCTGTAGTCTCAAGCTCATACTTAATCTCTGCATGGAAGTCTACATGAGTGTTCTTGGCTGTGATATATCTGATATCGATTATCTCTTCCTCTTCGCCATCACCTATATGGTAGGCTTGGGCATTGAGATAATCATAGTACTTCATTGTATCCTGTTGAGTCTGCGACATCAGTCCGGATATATCCTTGTCTACCTTCGACCTTGCGGTTGACAGATCCGGATTCTTTCCGACGCCGGTTACGGAATACTCTCCGCCGTATTTCCAGTCGTACTTCGTGATGCAGGATATCTTTGTATCATCTGCGATTCCGTCTTTGAATCTCAGGATATCTCCTACATCATAGGCCGGGGATCCAATCATCGATACTTCCATTGGAACATAGTCGATGATGGCCAGCGCGTTCAGGATGGCCATGCGCTGGTTGGCCAGAGTCTCATCAAGGCCATACTGCAGCAATGGATTCGATCCCAAGTTATATGTAAGTCCGTCATCGGGCTCAAGCCCGTAGTATGAAGTAGTCTGAGCTGCAATATTCACGCAGGACAGGCCTGTGTATCTCGTTTCAAAGTCAGAGAACTTTGATCCGGTGATGCGTTGCGTCGCGTCAATCTCATCGACCGGTTCTGTCCCGTATGCTCTCAGCTCCAGCTGACCATCGCGGTTTATCGTCGCATAGGTTCCTGTAGTCTGAGCACACCATGACACCAGATCTCGCCAGTTTTCGATATCATTCTCGGCATATATTGCAAGGTCTGCCGCACCGTTCGGCAGCGCCATGATATCGGATCTTCCCTGGGCCATTTCAACATGACAGGCATTGCAAGCCATCACCAGGAAGTCATATATCTGTCCCTGAGAGTTCGATAATGTGCATGACTTATCGAACTTGATCATGTTGTCGTAGGCCTTAATTTCAACGCCCGTCTGCGTCCAGTTGGCTTCTTTGATATTAAAAATACCAAGGGGAACAGCTTCGTATCCTTCACTCGTAAGAAGCTCATGCCTCGGAGTGATGATAGCTTTCTGCAAACTGTATCTCGGTATATCAAGATCTATGAGTGTACATTGAAGCTCCGCCGTGTATACGGTTCCGATCTCCACTTCGTCATTTCCGGAACACTGATTCGTTACCTGAAAGCTTCCTTTTTCTATATTTTTTTCTGTATAAGTGAATACCCTGAGTCCGGATGTCACTGAGCCGCGTAGTCTGCTCCGCTGCACCGGCCGCTTCATGGCTATCTTATATGCATCCGATACGCTATACATTTACAGCTCCTTCATCTCCACTGATACCTCATACAGCCCACCTGTTCCGGGAAGCTGTTTCCTGGCATCCGTTATATGTTTTTCTCCGGTGATCTCAAACTGGCATTCATGGGAAGTCAGCGCCCACTGGTTCGGGTAGTACACTTCTACCATGACGGTATCAGCATCTCTGTATTCCCTGAACTTTTGCATCCATGCTCCTGACAAGTTCCAGGTTCCGGATATCGTAAGCTTGGACACCCTTGTCACTATCGCAAGGGTTGTCCCTGCCTCGGATTCCATTTCACTCTTTACTTTGTCATCTTTATATGAGAGATCGCCTTCGGGCTTCGGAAGCCATTCGTCGTTCACTTTGATGATATTGACCATTATCTGCCTCCCGATCTATAGTTGCTGATCTGTGTAGCCTGCACAACCATTGTCTCAAGTTTCTGGTTGCCGACATATACAGGAATGACGATATCTCCGCCGACTACTGCAGCGGCTACCGCGCTGGTGATCATATTCTGCAAGGATGCGGTACCGACTACCGCTTCGGATCCTGCTTCGCCGCCTCCGAGAAGCTTGCCGCCTGCTGCCCCAAATATTGTCGGGGAATTAAGGATCATACCTTTCTCCATAGCTTTTGCATACCAGTCAACCTTCAGCTTCGGCACGCTTGGAGGATCCAGCGACAGGCTTCCGTCTATACTAAAGTGTGGCAGCTTAAGATCCGGAAGCTTCCACTCAAAGTTGAAGCAGTTCTTGAGCCAGTCTACGACTCCCATGATATGCTCTTTGATATCGCTAAACTTCTGCTTGAGCGTATCTATCTTTGACTTCAGATTGTCTATATGCGTACTCACGCTGGTCCGAAGATCTTCAAACTTCTGCTTGATACCGTCTCCGACCTCCCTGGCTTTGTCGAGTCCGGACTGAATGGCCGACTTAAACTCCTCGAACTTCGCCTTAACCTTCCCGGCGAACTCTTCGAGCTTCGTGGCCGCGTTGGTCCAGTGCTCATTCACTCTCTGGACAAAGGTCCCGGCCGCTTCCTGCACATTGCCGATCGCAGTGCTGACATTCGTTTTGAAGTTGTTGAAATGCTCACTCGTCTGTTCTGCGAATGCCTGGCCGGCCTCCTTGGCTGCTCCCCAGGCATCTTCGAGTCCGTACTTAATCTCCTCGCCTATGGTTACTGCAGTGTCCTTCAGGAGTTCCAGTGTCCCGCTTATACCGGAATAATGTTCATATAGATCTGCGTCATCCGGGAATATCCACGCGCCGATTTTCTTTCCGAGCTCAGCACCAGCAAAGAATGACGCTATACTGGCCACTATGGCCGCGCACGCTGTACCCACTGCAGCAGTTCCGCCTGCTGCCAGTGTCGCTCCCAGATCGGCCGTGAAGAAGGATCCTATACTTCCCAGGGCTGATGTCAGTGATGGAATGATGCCGGATGCCGCGCTGCCCATCTGTCCGAATGCTCCCGCGATCTTCGGGGCCCATGTGAGCATAGTACCGAATCCGGATACGAGCCTTCCTAATATTGAAAGTACCGGGCCAAGTGCCGCGACTACAAGTGCGGCCTTGACTATGAACTCCTGTGTCTCAGGATCGAGTTCCTGAAACTTTTTCACCCAGTCACTTATGATGCTGACCACATCCTTTATGATCGGAAGTAGTGTCTTTCCGAGTTCAATGGCAAGATTCTGTAATTGATTCATGAGCTGCTTCATCTGCACATTGGTCGTATCATTCATAGTGCCGGCCATTGCTTCTGCAGTTCCGTTGTACTGCTCAATTATTTCATCACCATTCGCAAGAGCTTCATTCAATGGTTTAACTGCTCCATCAGCAGTCCTTACCATTGTCTCCCCGGAATTTTGTATTGCTGTTGTGAGATTGTTATAGTCTTCAGTCGTAGCAGATGATACGGCCATAAGAGCCGCCATCGCACGGGTTCCGCCAAGCATCGCAGCAGCCCTGGCTTTTTCAGCTCCTTCAGCTCCGAATGCCTGCAGGTTTAACTCTTCAAGCTCCTTATCATATGTCTTCTGCTTGATAGTACCATCTTCAAGCTGTTTATCTAACTCATCAAGTCTCGCGTTATACTCCGTGAGAGGCATGTTGATCTGGGACATACTTCCACGGAGCTGATCCATGATCTGCTGGAATGACAACATATTGCCGCGGCTGTCTGTTAATGACAAACCGAGCCTGTCCATTGCCATCTGTGATTCCTTTGTAGGCTTGGCCATCCTCTGCAGCATGTTCCTGAGAGATGTTCCGGCCATGCTTCCCTTGATACCACTGTTGGCCATAAGACCGAGTGCTACAGCTATATCCTCGATCTCGTATCCCATCGCACCGGCTACCGGTCCGACATATTTGAAGGATTCACCCATCAACTCGACATTTGTATTCGAGCTTCTGGCTGCTTCTGCTAATACATTGACAAATCTTGAAGTGTCCTCCGCCTTGAGGCCGAACGCAGTCAGTCCATCTGTGACGATATCCGATACAGCTGACAGATCTTCTCCGGATGCTGTTGCAAGTGCAAGGATTCCGGGAGTACCCGCAAGGATCTGATTCGTATTCCATCCGGCCATGCCCATGTATTCATAAGCCTGGGCTATTTCAGTCGCCGAGAATCGTGTGCCTTCCGAGAGATCCATAGCATTCTGTTTAAGTCTCTCCAGATCGGTACCGTATGCCTGGGCGATGCCGGATACCTTGGCCATCTGCTCCTCGAAGTCTCCGGCCACCTTTACGATAGCGGCTCCGGCCGTGGCCACAGGCACCGTGACATTTCTTGTCATGGAGTCGCCTATGCTGGACATCTTGTCGCCGACACCTTTTATCTTTTCACCGGCAAGTGCTACCTGCTGAGCAGATACAGAGCCGAACTCTTTCATCTCTTTTGTGAGACTCTTAACCTTCTGTTCTGTCTCGACTATCTCCCGCTGCAGGGCATCATATTCCTCGGTGCCAACTTTTCCCTCCCGGGCCATCTGCTCCTGGGCTTCCTTGAGAAGTTTCAGCTTATCTTTGGCGCCGGTAAGTTCATTCTGCAGGGCCTTGTATTTCTGAGTCAGCAGCTCCGTGTTGCCGGGATCGACTTTGAGAAGCTTATCGATATCCTTCAGGCTGTTCGCGTTGCTTTTAATCTGAGTCTCAGATTCCTTGAGGGCCTTGGTTAGCTTGGTAGTATCGCCATCAAGTTCGATTGTAATACCTTTTATATTTCTTCCGACTGCCATAGGCTCTCCTAAAATCTATCAAAGTCTTCCTGAGTGGCCAGCTGCTGATAGTCGTCGCTGGCCTCATCATTGAGTGATTCCGTGATCATATCAAGGATCATTCCTTCTTCGAGCTCTTCCATCTCCTGAAGAGACAAGCCCAACTGCTTCGCTCGAAGCAGATACAACGCTGTTGTTATTCGTCGCTCGGTTGGGCGTCCTCTTTTTTTGGCTCGCTCGATGTCTCCGTGTTGTTCATATATACATTGATGATTGAGACCGCTTTATATAAGAACTCCATCGAGTCGTACCGATCCAACCATTCAAAATAATCATCAAAAGTAAGATCAGCCAGGTCGCTTATGGACTTGGCTTCTGCCTGGCGATGCATTACATACGCCAGCTGCGATATTGAATCGAGCTCTCCTGAGCCCGCGATGGCGATTGCCACCTCTGTAGTGTCCTCGCTCTCTTTTGTTGCGCTGAGCATATTAGTAATACAGGCCATAAGGTCCTTATGCGTCAGCTGCTTAAATCTGTAGGCGGTTGTTCCTGTGGCCTTGAACGCTACCGATTCGTCCTGGCCATCAGCCGTCTTAATCATAATTTCTTTATACATGCCGATTTTCTCCTCTTATCAATAAACCCCTCACTGCCGAATGGCAGCGAGGGGCCTGATTGTTGTTTGACTATTCAGTTACAGTGATAACCTTGGTATCGAATACCGAGCCATCAGATGCAAGTGTTGCCATGATGGTTGCCTTGCCGGCAGCTACACCTGTCACTACGCCGCCCGATGATACAGTGGCTACATCCTCGTTGTTGGATGACCAAACAACAGAGGCAGCTGCAGGAACTGTCGCAGCGGTAAGTGTGATTGTAGCGTCTGCTGCTACAGTGCTGAGACCGGAGATCTGTACTGAGCTGCTGAGTGTATTCGGCATATAAACTGTGTTGTACCAGTTGTTGTATGCCGCATCAGCGATATCGTCTCCGGTTTTAGCCTTAACGATATTCTTGTCAATAGCTGCGATATACAGAGACAAGCTCTTGATTGTGATTGTCTCGGTTTTGACCTCTGTCGAATCTTCTTTTGTCTGGCCTTCGATCTTAGGCCTTGTCGCCGTATTGTTGTATACGACATGGCGGATCCCTTTGGTATCCCCATCAAACTCAAACATGAGCGCGAAGTGAACGCTGGGAGCGTCTGCATTCTCGATCAGGACGCCATTGGTATCCTTAATATCTCCGAGGATGTCGGTCCTGAAGTCTTCAGGTATAAGTGCACACTCATAGTCTCCTGAGTATCCGTTGTTATTGTTTACAACGTAATACTGTACACCATCTGCATAGAAGATAGTGGGCTCGCCTTCAGCATCAAGCGACATACTCACTGCTCCCGGCCAGGGCTTTACCGCACCAAACACCGGAGCATTGTTCTCATCGAATGTGAGCTTTGCATAATGCACATTCTTGAGATTGTACTTTACTTTATTCTTGGGCATTTTAGTCTCCTTCCTACAGTTCATACAGAGACTCGTAGAATTTCTCCGAGTCGATATATGCTGTATCTGCGGTTAATTGATAAAAAAGCTCGGAAGCATCGAGCTGTGTCTCGACGGCTTCCATAATGGTTGCCATCTCTTCCGGATCCGAGGCATATAACTCCAGATCGACGTTCTCGCCGTGATGATACACGACACCGTCGGCTGAGAAGTTCTGTGGTGCCACCCTGCGATAGACCGCGAAGGGAGGCGGAATGGCCTCATATTCCTCGAAATGATCATATCTGTAGTCTGTGATCACCTTGTCTTCCTTCAGTGTCTTACAGACATTTTCAATAATTTGATCCTTGCGCAATTCTCTCTACTGCCTCCTCAAGATTCTTGATAGCGTGCTCTTCAGCGGGCGCGATGTGTACCTTGGCCGGTGATCGTCCCAGGTTTCTTCCTCCCCGGATCAGGACATGTCCTTTCTCAAGAAGATGTGTCAGCTGGTAGTCGGTCCTGTTATGGATGACTACATCAACTCTCATCCTGTTGACGGTCTCCTGAGTAGTGGTCCAGCCCTTCTTGTACCGGCCCTTCTTCCCTCCATACTTACGCACGGGAGAAGCTGCCTTGACTTCTTCCTGGGCGTTCTTGGCGATCTTAGGAACAACGACCTGCAGGCCCTTGTCGATGTTCTCACCGTATTCATCCAGGATATCGCCTATGACTTTTCCAAGGTCCTCAACCTTGCACCGGATCTGGCTCATTCTCAGCACTCCTAAACTTAACCTGAACATTCTGCAGTTCCCAGAGATCCACATTCCGTTCCGGCTTCTCCTGGATACGGATGATCCTGTACTGGGCGTTGTCCTCCGTGACCAAGATGGCAATATCATTCCGGGCGGCCAGCTTTGTATGCGGCACCTTGATAACGCGGTCGATGCGGTTTCCCGCGACCGATACCTGCGATTCATAGTACCTCTTGACACCTACTGACTGCCGCTCGAATCTGAGCGTCGCCTTCTTCTCGCCGATAGTACGGTTCGTCTCTGTGTATATTTCAACTATCCCATCCGGGAATGTTTCAACCTGTTGACTCGGACGCATTCGCTACCTCCCATCTCATCTTCAGACCGATTATGTCGCGCCTGTAGTTGACTTTGAACTGATCGATAGAGCCGGCCCTGTCATACAGTACATAGTTGAATAAGAGCTCTTGCGCACGAAGGTCTACATCATCTCCCGCAAAGACGGAAGAGTCCGCCTGGACTCCCGTCTTTGAAGAGATATATTGAATCCCGCGCTGCAGCTGTCCTTTGAGCTTTTTGTCGGCATCCTCATCTGTCCATGTTATGTCAAGATAATTCTTAGCCGCATCAAGCAGCTGTTCGGATATAACTATAGCGCTCATGATGACCTCCTACTTCTTGGTATCCTTATCGGATTCCTTCTTCGCATCCTTTTCGGATGCTTTTTTCGTTTCCTGCTTCTTAGCTGCAGGCTTACTGGTATAAGCTACACACATGTTGACACCTCCTACTCTTCAGCAAGCTCAAGGCCGGTAAGATCGTAGATCTTGACTCTTGTCCTTGTTCCCTTGGTTGCAACGAGCTTGATCTTCTGAGTATCTTTATTGGAGATCCTCACTACCATCAGGCCGTCCGGATCCAGAGTTACCGGATGTCCTACGGTGCCGTTGATGAGCTCAAGCGTGATACTGTCTTCAGAGAAGTCGGTCTCTGCATGAAGGGCTATGTAATTTCCTTCCTGTTCAGCCGGATCGCCGCTGAATCCCGTATATCCGCTCACATATTTGAGCTTACCTGAGATCATGCTTCCATCCAGCTTGATGTCAGACTGGAGATCTGTAACACTCTTGCCTAACAGATCTGTGCCTGCCGGGATGTCTGAATCAACCGACAGGCTACCTAAAAAGACACCTGCTTAACTTCGAGATAAGTCGGATCGAGATTCGAGATATCAAGACGAAGGAATGCGTTGTCATCCTTAGGAAGACCGTTCGAGTATGCTACGATCTTGTAGTATCTCTTGTCCTCAAGGAACTTGTAGTCGTCTGAGAACTGAATGCCCCTCTTGCCACCTACGCCGAGGAAGTACTTCTTACCCATTCCGAGGATAGCCTCGCCCTGGGTTACTGCTACAGACTGGATGATCTGAGTAGGAACAGGAAGTACATCATTGACATACTTTCCATCCGGAGTAAGCATCGTTGTTGCAGGCATTACTACTGAGTAGTAGTCTGCAGGATTAACAACAAGAATCAGACCCTTGACTGCTCTGGGTTTGCCGTACTGTGTCTTTGCAAGACGAGCTACAAGTCCGCCGTATGTCGTACGGTCGAAGCTTGTTACCTCGATAGCTTCTTTCTGGGGATATACGCCAGCTACGACTGTTACGTCATCAGCTACGCTCCTGTCCATACCGATAGGCATATCCTTACCGGTACCGGTTATGATCGCATTCTCATATCCGATTGCAAGAGCTTCTGATAAGCACTTGCGGATATATGAATCAATCCAGTTAGGGCCGAGCTCTAACATATCGATAGAGATAGGCATCCAGGCTGAGAGCTTGAACTGTGAAAGATCGATTGACTTGAATCCGCTGTCGATCTCTTTTGTGATAGCCGCTTCAAGGGCTCCCCATGCAGCGTTATTACCTTCGTCTGTGTTGAGGAGAAGCTTGGTGGCTCCTGTCACGGTTACGGAATCAACTGCTGCGATGAGCGGATGATCCTGCTGCATGTCTTCCATTACCTGTACAATAATGGTCTGAGGGAATGTCTTGTCTGTGTTGGTGAGAGCGTTCCTGATGTCTCCCGTTGTCTTCATTGCATCGATGAGAGTGTTGTAGAACTCATTCTCCTCAGTGGTAAGCTGACGAACACCTCTCTGAGCCAGGATGGCTGCATCTGCAGTGTCCTTCATTGCTGTAGCCTGGGCTACGATGTCATCGTGAATGCTGGCAAACATCTCCTGAATGCCGTTCTCGAATGACTCTGTGTCGCCTGACTTCGCCGCGTCAGAAATGCGCTGTGCGATCTCAAGCTGGGTTGCATTAAGCATGTCCTTGTTCTTCATTCTTTTTACCTCCTTCTTTGCCGGATCTCCGGCGTTAATAAGTTACACTTCTTTGAATCCAAAGAAGCCTTTATTTTCCACCTGCGCCGGAGTCGGCGTAGAATCAGTGGCTATAAAACTATCTACAAATCCCTTGACCTTGATGGCGATCTCGGGATTACTGTCGAGTGCATTGAGGGCCTTGGTTGCAAGAGCGAACAGATCCTCTGACTTGGTCACTGCGTCAAGATATCCCTTGAAGAGTTCTGACGCTGCAGGATCAAGATGCATTGTCCATCCGGGCTGTTCTTCCTTTGTGACCTTGGCCATGAGTGAATGCATGGCGCTGTTCTGGATTCCTTCCTCTTCGTCATCCTCGACATCTGCTATTGAAGTAGCGAAGCCCATCTCAAGAGCATTCTCCGGAGTGATCCAGGTCTCATTCTTGAGCAGCTGGTCAAGAGCATCGTCATCTATGTTGATGCCGCACTCCTTATATGCTGCCTTGGCCGCGTTGGTTATGATCTTAAGATCCTCGGCCGCTTTGCTCAGCTGGTCCGAATTGCCGCTTGTAGTCATCCATGCCTGATGAATGAATAAGAGGCTGGCCGGCTGCATGATCCTTGACTTGCCTGCGCAGAATATGACTGATGCGGCTGATGCCGCGAAGCCTTCGCAGATAGTCGTTACATTATCCCTCTCCTTCAGGACATTGTAGATGCCGAGGCCTTCCTTAAGCTCTCCGCCATTGCTGTTGATGTGGACCACAATAGCGTAGTCTTCCGGAATGTTGGCCACGCGCTGAGCCAGGTCATAACTTGACTGGTCGCTGCTCGGAGCCAGCAGTTTGTTGAGTCCGCCTCTCTTCGAGGCTATATCCCCGAAGATGTATATATCAGCGGTCAACTCTTCTTCGCTCGTCTCGATGGCGAAGTACGGGTTATTCTTCGTTTTCATCTTCATCCTCCTCATTATTTTCGTCCGGTTGCACCGGTGCATCATTATCATCAACTCCCTCCAGAAGTTCTTCTGTAGGAGAGTAGTTCTTTGTCATCCAATGCTGCCATGCCCATTCTTCGTCGATTATATCCATGCCGAGCCGGATCCTGACATCGTTCACACAGAACGCTCCGGAGCCGATCAGTTTGTCTATCGGGTTGGCCACATCGAATACATCTATGTACTTAACCTTCGCAAGATTCGGAACTATGTAGGATCCGGATGCAAGTACGAGCTGCTGGCCGTAGAGTTTCCGGTTGATCTCGTCAGCTATCATCATCACGAGAGGCTGTACGGTCTGAGTCATAAAGATGTTGAAGTCTGCAGCTGTTGCTCCCTTGCCTGTCAATATTGATACCGGAATACCGAATGTCTGAGCTGTAAATTCAACTATGTCATCGTACATATTGCGGATATCGCGGGACCCGGCCAGCTCCGACTTGGTGCTGCCTCCCTTTGTCTCCGTCTGCTGGAAGTCGAAGCCCTTGTACATGGGCAGGACTGCATTTGCGTTCTCGAAATAGCTCTTAAACTTTTTCTGTACAAGATCCTCGTATGTATCCTCGAAGTCAGGATCCGCTTCTGCAGTCTCATCTATGTGTAGGATGCCCCGCGTTCCCTGCCCCTTAAGATAATTTGATGTAGCGCTCTTGATGAGCTGTCCTTCTCCGGCTGCGATCATAAGCAGTATGGCCTTGATCCTGTCGCCTTCGATTGCAAAATGAAAGACATCCTTCGCTGAGAATGATCCGGGGATCGAATCATTGTGAGCTGTGATGTCTGTGTAGATATCTCCGTCAAGTCTTTCTGTTTTCGAGAAACCGGTCGCTACATACCTGTATCCGTTCTTTGTCTCTACTATCAGGGCCTCCTGTTTCGAGTACAGTGTCCCGATCAGATCCGTGAAGAACTCCTCCCTTGTCTGGTTCGGGTTCGGGCTGAAATTCCATGACCAGTACTCCCGGGCCTTGACCTTTTTGTTCCGCCTTACCGTCTCCCATTCGACAGCTGACACTGCAGCGGAGATCTTCCGGATTGCTGTCCAGAAGGCCATCTTCTGTATGGTCAGCTCTATGCCGGCTATGGCGCTTCCCTGTTCGTCATTCATGAAGTCTGACAGGTTGACTTTTGTCCCCACCTGCTCGGCTTCGTTATTTGGTTCTCCTAAAATCCACTTAAACAAATTAAACGCCATGATCAACCTCACTTAAAAGACGATGGTATCCAGCTTCTTCCGCTTGCCGGTCCTTCGTTCAAGTATTTTGTCTTCAATGGTCATCGCAGCAACCACAGCCATGAACGGGTCAGTCTTCCGTGACTTTGCCTCAATCTTGCCGTATACATAGTTACCTATATCCGCATCCGAACTGGATCCCATCTTCCGGCCGTACCGGATGAGCTTTGTATTGTTGGTTGCCCATCGAAGCTCCGGGGCATCTCCCCAGGTGAAATAATGATTCGCGAAGCAGCTGTCTATGACAGGAGCCACGCGCATAATATCCGAAGGTCTCACGAGCTTTAAGTTCTTGCGTTCCTTCGGATCGAAGCCTAAGTCATTGAGTGCTCTTGCAAGAAGGGCATATCGGAAGTCATCAATCGCGATGCCGCGGATCGCATAATGTTCGCGCATCATGTACAGATACTCCGTTATGACTTCCGGATGTATCTCGACATCATCTACGATAGTCAGTCTCCCTTTATCCACCCACTCCTTCCAGGGGCAGCGGAGCCTCGGGATATCCTTTGACTCCGAGCACATCCAAGAGTGTGATATATCATATCTCTGGTCTCCCTGCTTAAAGTGCAGGTCAACGCTCACCCAGTCAGTGATCTTTGAGAAGTCGATCCCGGCCACACAGGTCCATCCTGTCATATCCGGGAACTCACGGTTTGTTGCCTTGATGTTCTCGTAGTCAGTGACCTTGATCTCGTTGGATCCGTCCGGAATGTTCATCCTCTTGGTCATGAACGCCGGAAGCCTGGCCGGATTCTCTTTCCAGTCCCGGTATTCTTTTTCCGTCTCCATCCGAAGATGTGCCAGATATGGCAGGGAAGGGTTCGCCTTCTCCCAGTTCTTCGGATCATGAACTTCGTCCTTACTGTCCAACCTGCAGATGAAACACAGGAGCCCATTGTCCGGATTGCCTCCGAACAGGATTCCTTCAGATGTTTCGAGAAGATCATCAAGCGGGCCCTCTCTCACATCTCCGTTTGTAGTAAAGTAAGACCGGCGTGGATGCGGATGCTTGCCCAGGCCGGTCGTGAATACATTTATGTTGTTGTAGTTCTCGTATTGATGGATCTCGTTGAAGATCACTATCCCGGAGCGCATTCCATCCTTGCCCTTGGGATTGTTGGTCCTGCCTCGGATCTTCGACTTTGTCCTGGTGCACTCGACTGATTCTTTGAGCCAGTGATAATATTTCTTGAGCTTCTTTTTTTCCTTCTCTTCTGCTCCATCGAACGCATCAACTATATCCAATACAGGGCGGAGCGCCTGCTCTTCGTTGTTGGCACATATATCAGCATCATATCCGGATATATTGTTATACGGCGATGCAAGACAAACACTCTCCAGTGCTATGGTTCCATCCTTGCCGGCGCCTCGCCCAAGCATACAAAACAGATCAGGCCAGCGTGGCATTCCCGAAGCTCGATCGAATGTGCAGTCATGCAGCGTGATCACGAACTCCTGCCAGGGGAAGACCTCCTCGAACGGGAAGTACTTACTAAGTCCCAGATATTTATCCGCCAGCTCATCATTGACATATATATCTTCGTTATCGAAACACCATTTCACATGATTTACGAGGGCCTTGACTTCCTTGGATGTTCTCAGCTTCTCCGACTCAACCAGGTCAATGAATGGCTGGATGTGCCGGCTGTACTTAGAGATCGATGTCGTCGTCTTCGTCATCGTCCACCATAACGAGCGATGGCTTGATTCCAAGGCTGTCGAGGATCTTCGTCATCTGGCCGTTGACCTTCAGGACGGCGGGGACACTATCGTTCTGTTTCATTCCCGACTGGCCGCCTCCATTATTGTAGGCGACTACCACCCCCCTATTTTCTATATCCTCAAATAAGGCGTTCTTCGTATCCCACAAATTCATGTAATCATCAACCAGATCGAGATAGTACCGGCTGGTGTTTCCATTCTTCGTGAGTTGATTTATTAAATCTTTTTTAATCGTGTTCCGATTTATATTTCCTCTTTTCTTTTTCATGGGTACCACCCTTCACGCGAAAAAAGTCATTTTTTTCAAAATGTCGAG